GTAGTTGTTTTTTCGTCCGTACCTCCCCAATCAGAAGATCCATCAAAGGTAAACATCCCAGGGTAATCAGCGGGAGATACGACGTTAGTTTTAGAATTACGTCTATATAAAGGGATTGATTTGAAACAGTTAAATCCTTGCCAAGGGTTAGCGCCCTTTTTAACATTCTCGTACTTAACCCAAGCACTGAGGGTTAGTGTGGTGTAAAAACGCTTAGTAAAATCAGGAGCAATAGTAAATCTGATGTTGTTCTTATTACCGCCGCTCTCGATATAATAACATTCACGTTGACCTGTAATATGGTTTTCTGGAAGTTTCTCGATAGCAGCATAACCTGTTGTTCTACTATCTACCCATAAGTTACGACCACCAACTTTAACACCACCTACCATATCAACCCACTTGTATTTAGTAGGGTCTGTACTATCAACCTCGTTGCTATCAGTATATGTACCTACAAAACGTCGATTGTATGACTCGGTTGTACTGAAGTCAGTACGTCCATCAGATGAGTTAGCATAGGCAAAGTGGGCGTAAGACGATTTACCATCAGCACCTTTTGCACCAGGAGCACCATCCTCACCCTTTATCTTAGTCCAAGTATAACGGGTAGGGTCGGTACTATCAGGTTGGTTGAAGTCAGTATACGTTCCCATATACTTCTTATCAGGAGCACCAGTTACAGTGAACCCTGTTCTACCATCTGCTGAGTCAGCATAGGCGAAGTGAATATATGGAGTACGTCCATCGGCACCAGGTTTACCAGGAACCCCATTGGCACCATCGGCACCACGTACTTTCTGCCAAGTATACATCGTAGGGTTATTTGAGTCTGTAACATTATAGTCGGTGTATGTACCCATGTATAGCTTCTTAGATACATCAACTTTAGTTACAGTAACTGGCGAATCAATATCTCCACCATCACTTAATATTGTACTAGTTGTAAAGCCAGTTCTACCGTCTGCCGAGTCAGCATAAGCGAAGTGGATATATGGAGTACGACCATCAGCACCAGGCTTACCGGGAACACCATCTTTACCATCATACCCTAGCCATTGAGACCAATGATAGTCTTTAGGATTATCGCTTCCAGCAGCATTGAAATCTTGGTATATACCTATATGAGTTAGATTTGTACCTCTATCTGGATCTTTAGTGAAGCTTGGATATGTAGTCTCCTTATTAGGACTTTCGGTTAAATTACACCAAGCAAGGTGTGTATACTGGGTTCTACCGTCTTCTAAATCGACAATAGTAATCTGACTAGTTGAAAGTAAGCTCATTACACACCTCCTTCCTTGTCTTCTGGTGATAACGAGTAGTCTGTCGCAACTATGCCCTCTTCGACTTTAACCCCAGTAATCCAGGCTTTACCCGATTGAGTATCCTCAAGAATGAAGCGAAGATCCATTTTCAACTCATCATATTTTGGATCCGAACCGTAGTCATAAGTTACTTCGATACGTCTCCAATCAGAAGATCCCTCGAATGTAAAATGTCCAGGGTAATCAATAGGGGCTACTTTATTTGTCTTGGAGTTGCGTCTTTCCAATGGGATTGATTTGAAACAGTTAAATCCTTGCCAAGGGTTAGGCCCCTTTTTAACATTTTCATATTTAACCCAGGCAGACATTGTGAGTTTTTTATATAAGAGTTTAGTGAAGTCTGGAGCGATGTTAAATTTTAGATTATTCTTTCCATACCCCGTCTCTATTCGATAACATTTTGTTTGACCAGTAATATGGTTTTCGGGAAGTTTCTCAATAGCGGCGTAACCTTCACATTTAGCATTTACCCATAAGTTACGACCAACGACTTTAATATTATCGACTGTACCGACCTCGTTTTTAGTTGTAACGGCTACTGAGAATGTTGCTCTATTCTCAACATCAATACGAGTAATACTGACCCTCTTCCTTTTAGACTCAGGACGTCTACCCCATGCCTCGTCAACCACACCATCAGCATTAGTCTTCGTCCAAGTGTAGTCAAAAGCCTCGCCTCTTGTGTCAATCTCAACATCGTCTCTAAATAACTTAGCTGTAAGCACAGTCTCGATGACACCGTTCTTGAATACGTCACCGTTGCTAGACTCAATAGTTGTAAGTACAGGCGACTTACCATCATTGACCGTAGCAAAGGATATGTCTTGGAATTCAACCATCTTACCTTGGTACCAAGCATGGATGGAGACCATAGCAGTACCTGTTGTACCAATATTGGCCTTGGATACTGTAAACCTATCTCCATTACCAGCAAGGTTACCGTCGACGTAGAAGGTATACTCGACGTCTAACACCTCTTCATTACCCCTAAACAAGGTAGGAATAAGGACACATTCCTCATTGAGCTCACGAAACATTACAGATCCTGTAGTTTTTACAGTCATTTTGAAACTTTGCGACTCTGCAATCATACGAGACATCGCAGACATCAAAGTTGAGTTGTTGGTTGGACGAACTGCAATAACATTCGATAAGATAACTTTAGTAGCACTAGGATTGGTTGATGATCGAATCATTTCGACAACCCGAGCACGAATAAGCAACCCGCCGATAAAGTTTTCGTCCGTCATGAAGATTACATCACCGATATTGATATCATAACGTTGAAGTACAACGGCTGAGTTAAGCTCAATCTCCCATGTAGTAATAGGATACATATGTCTCTTTAACATACGAACCCCGTAAGCCCATGCCTCTTCTGGTGTTGTATACTCAGTCTTGACATCGCGTACAATCCATGGGTCACAGTTATCACGTTTGTTTACAGATGGATAAAGACGAGCAGAGATCGGAGCATAGATAGTATGAGAACCAGGTGTACAGTAAATCTCATTATGTTTCCCATCTGCGGTCTTAATAATTTTCGAATTTGGTTGAGTGATATAAGCACCGTCTTTATTCCGAATACGAATAGCGGAGAATAAATTACTCTTATCTTCCTTCTTAGTTACAGAAGCAACGTCTCGTCCCATCTGTAAACGAATATCAGTACGAACACGACCAAGTCCAGGTTCTCTATCACTAGAGTTATCTCGAGATTTATATACGTTAAGAATATACTTATCGATTTGTCCCTGAGGTGTTAACTTGGTGATAATCTCCATCTCGCCATCGAATGCTTCTACAAGTTTAAGAATGCGAGCAAGACAGGTGTCATCCTCAGACTCAAACTTCAATGTGCGTGTACGTCCATCAACTTGGCAGATACCAAGGTCAATACGAGTATAACGGAATAACGCCATATCTTCAGCATATTGTCTGAACGACTTAGGTTCTTTAGACTCATAAGCAAGCATCTTCTCATTCAACAACTCTAAATTAGTAGAGACACAATCTAGTTCAATAGTACGGTCAGTTTCCTTACGTCCCATAACGTTAAAGACATAGTCTTTTCCGTCTTCATGAAATGAAATATAACACTCAGAGTTGAGATTGCTCGCTCGCTCATTAAGCTTACCGTTTAAAAATTTATCTACTGTAAATCTAAAGGTGGCTGACCCTTTACTACAGTATTGATGAAACTCATCGTTATAATACTTAAGAGAACCTGGTACATCATTATTAATACGATCTACAATGTTCATAGATTTATCGTGTACGGCTAATTGCCATGCAGGTTTTAATCTCATTTTGAAGTTTCAGCCTCCTTTCTTACAGCCATGCCTCTCCCCATTCTAGGGTTACGTCTGGAGGTTGTGTCACAAACGCTGAGGAATGGATTTCTAATTCTGATACACCAGGCGGTATACTAAAATACCTAGACCCATTAACAAGGTCACCTTCTGAGGATACCCCGATCTTGGCCGCGGTAGGATCCGCGTTAAATGTAAGTCGCCCGTTTTCCATATCAACCAGAACTTCACTACCTTTGTTATATTTGTTAGAAACATATTCATAACGTTCGGCATTGATCTTCTGGAACTTAATAGATTGAACAACCATTAAATCTAGGTGTCCTTTATCAGGACGTTCGAATTTCATACGACCAAATAACACACACACCTTGGTACATACCATGTGTTCCCTAGATTGGTCTGTTACTGTAGTTGGTCGACCAGCATAACTGAAAGTGAATTTAGCACCTTCTTTAATAATATAGCAACCCCCCGTATTACTATTAAATGCGATATTAGGATGCGGTTGTCCTGGCTCGTTATTATTAGAATCGAAGGTATTCATTACACGTGGAACTGGCCCATCTTTATGGATATCAGTTGTCGTGAAGACTTGCGCCGTATGTTGTCGGTCGGTCATCCATTTGTCAATACTATATGCACATACTAGTTTATAATCATCTGTCATAAACAGCAACGCCATAAGACCAGTTTGACCAACTTTAGACTCCCATACTTTCATGTTAAAGTCACAACGAAAGTCCTTAGCACCCTTCAATCCCTCAGGGTCTAGTGATAATGGAAATTCGTAAATACAACATCCCCAGTCTTGACCTATACCTTTTTGTCCTTGACGGTTCCAGTGGAAACCAGGACAGTCATATCCTACACTTCCGCGCTCTCTATGCGCCCACTCAGCCTGCAAGTCACTTGCTTCAGCATGGTTTGCAAATGGGAGAGGTGATTGGGATGCAAATTTAGAAGTTATATTTACACCCTTATTCCATCCAGCAGTATCACTAGGTGATAAATTTAATAAGGTATGGGCCTTATCCCATTGTCCCGTTGATACACGAGCACCACCTGCACCAGAAGCACTAGTCCCGATCTCCATAAGGCCATTCTTGTTTACAATACCGATCCATCCATTAGTTTCATTGTTGCGAATCTTAATTTTAGGATAAGCCGGTGCGCTTCCTTCATTATTTAAAGTTATTTTGACAGTACTGCCCTCCTGTCGGATTGACCCGATTTCAGGAGAGGTTGTATTGATAGTGAGTAGTTTAGTTCGTTCCGAATGGAGTAGCCCATCTGGAACTTCAAAAGAAATACTAACATCCACTGTACTTGTTTGAAGATTTTCAGTAAACTTAACTTGACCGGTAGATACAGCAAGATAATAATTACCGTCTTGGTCATCAAACTGTAACTTCTTAGGCCCATCAGGACAATCGAGGGCTCGTGCCAACTTAGTTCGAAGTTTTAAGATATCAGACGGACTGCCTGAATACTTACCTTCGACTGTAATCGGATACGAACCCCGAGACCCAGCAAGCCAAGTCTTACCAAAACGGCCAGTGCCGGCAGAATATGTATGACTCTGCTCAGCACCGACGTTCCGTTCAACTTTAGTTATAGTTCCAATAAGTTTACCGATATCAACAGCTTCAGTTCCTTCTCCGAAGATTATGGAGAAATAACTTTCATCTCTCATATCGTTGGTAATACTCCTTCTAACATATTAAGTCGGTCAGAATATGACCGTTGAGCTTCTGCCATACCAGGGGCAAGAGCTCGGTTAACAAGATCTTTATCCATATAGATTGGACTATATCGATCTTGAGCAAGCAAATCATTACCCGCAGATGTGTATTCTGTAAGCGTCTCAAGTTTCTCATCAAGACGGTTCAAACCAGAAACAACTGAGGCAATGTTAGCACGGTTAGACGATAAGCTATTTGTGGTTGGGTTAAGAGAACCATAGTCCACACCAATAGTATTTAGATTAAGTGACCCATTTCCTACCCATGAATATCCATTAAGATTAGACATGTCTAATACAGGTTTAATGGTTGGAGAAATATCCATGTTCTCATCAAGATAACCATTTATATTAGTGATCGCGTCATGAACACGAGACATCAAACCACCCATAGCAGAACCAACAGCGTTTATAGATGAGGATGCACCTAAACCACTAGCAAATTCCTTAACAATTGTTCGACCTGATCTAGATACAGCACGCCATCCATCACCGGAGAACGGCCCTTCTTTCGCAGGAGAGTGAGGAAATAGTCGACTTACAGCAGACATAACTCTAGACGCCGCACCTGATACTAAGGACATAACGCTAGGTGCATTCAAACCACCAGCAAATGATCTTGTGATCGCCATACCCGAACCGGTCGCATCAAATGACAACTGACCAGTAGCGGCATCCTTTACCTGAGCAGCATTGTTTCGGGCAGTACCTTGATTACTCTTAATACCTGTTGAATAGGCTGAGGTACCTTCCGAACCAAGTCGGAAACCTGGAATTTCAAGATTCTTTTGAACTGAACTTCCTGTATTTTTAGCATTTGTACTGGCTGTTTTACCACCTTTATCGATAGCACCAGCGTATTGGTCCATAGTGGACATCGCGCCAGGTACTGATCCAGATACATCCAACCCTTTTACAACACCTTTACCGGTCTCGTCTGCTTTCGTAAGAGCTGATTCTTTTATCTGATCTAATTTTGAATTAACTTGTTCTCCGACTTTACCAGTTGCATCACCGGCAGGAGGAGCAGCATCTTCAATTTTCTTGATATAAGCCGCCCATTGTTCTTCAGATACTTTAGAGAAATCACCTGTAGCTAATGCTGCGATAATTTCAGGTGGAATTTCTCCTGATTTAATTGCAGCTAATGCTTTGACCTCATCTAGTTTACCACCTAAGTGTGTGTCTAAATTAATCAAAGCTTTGGCGACAGTCTCTTGGTCGAAGCCTTGACCGTCATTACTCAAACCGTTAATTACGGCATCACGAATTGCCTTGGCTCTTTCTCCCGCAGGTTCTTCAGATTTAGAAAGACCTGCTAGGAACTCTTGCATCTGTTCTTCAGATAATTGAGAGAAATCACCTTCTGAAAGTTTGGTGATCATCTCTTCATTGATTTGACCAGATTTCAGAGCAGCCTGTACTTTGGTCATATCTAGATTACCGCCCATGAATTCGTTAAGTTTGGTAAAGGCGGATGACAGTTTCGTTAGGTCGAAGTTACCATCTCCACCAAGTCCTTCTTCCAAAGAGCTCTTAACTTCTTCAGCACTAGTCTTGACTTTAGGCTTAGCAGTAAGAATACCATTAGCATAGTCATAACCAGCAGCGGCAGCAATCTTCTTAACGTCGGATTCAGACATACCCAATTCAACCATTTTGGCGAAGAGTTTACCAGCTTCCTGAGCACTAATAGATCCTGATTTAAGTCCTCGAATGAACTCGTCAGCACCTTGAATACCTAACTGAGAACAGAAAATCTTAAATTTCTCTAGACCATCTTGAGATTTACTTGCAAAGGTTATAGCTGATTGAACTTCTGCTTGACCAAGTTTCTCAAGTTGCTTGATAGCAGAATCAACCCCTTCTTTAGCTGTAAGTTCAGCAAATCGTTTTACTTCGTTGATACGATCTTGTTGCCATTTTGAGAATTCATCAGCCATATCATAGGCCATTTGTTTACCTTTTTTCATAGCGTCTTCAACGCCAGGTATCCATCCAAATACAGCACCAATTCCATCGGCAATCATACCAATAAGTGCAGCAATCCCCTCTGCAATAACGGAGGTGATAGCAGCGAAGATTTCCATTACAGATACAACAATAACGTTCTTATTATTACGAACCCACTGAGCGATTTGACGCATACCAGATAAGACGCCATCACAGATTTTAAGGATCCATGTAGGAATTGCCCCTAGAATTTTATCAATAATCTGACCACCAATATCAACAATTGCACCAACTAGATCATTTGCAGCTCGAGCCACACCAATAGCGATACCCTTGATAAGGCCGATACCAATTTCAATAATACGAGGCAAGTTAGCTTCGACACCTTTGACAGTACCAGTTACGATACCCTCAACCATCTTAGCAACGACCTCTGCTATACTATCTCCACCTTTAGCGGCTTCTTTGAAGAATTCAGCAAAGTTCTTACCACCTTCTTTACCTAGTCGAGAAGCAGCCTCAACGAGTCTAGTGATAGAGTCAACAAGTTTACTGATAGATTCAATGAAATAACCAGCAGCAGCAACAACAGCAGCAATACCAGCCGCCATAGCTAAGAAGGCAGTTGCGATACCTGTTATACTTGCAACAGCACCGGCTCCTCCGAATTTACTCATTAGAACACCGATGCCGGCGATAGCAGTAAATATACCTACAAGAGCTACAGATTGCCATAACAAGTCCTTGATAGGAACTTTAGATAAGATTGTAAGACCGATAGCACCGCCTACAATAGATGCGACTACAGCGGCCATGCCTTTGAAGTCTTCGACTTTCAGTCTACCTGCAACTTGACCAACTTTGGCAATTCCATAGAATACACCTACAAGAGATACAGAAGCTACTAGGATTTCTGCCCAGTTAGCATTACCGTTAGCTAGAAGAGATAGCCCTGCCGCTGCTAAAGTAAGAGATCCTGCAATTACAGCGACATTCTTAACACCTTCATCGATACTCCTATCAGCCAAGCCATTGGACTTGATCATTTGAGATATCGCGGCCATAGCAGCAATAGCGACAGACATAGCTCCAAGTGCTAGAACTAATGAACCAGGATCTTTCATTTGCCCCATATCATTAGCAAGTTTAGTCATCATAAACATGATTCCGGCCAAACCAGCAAATAATACGGTAGCGTTCTTAGTGAAGGATTGCTTGGTATTATCGAGCTTACTGAAGGTATAAGTAATACCTGCAATAACAGACATTAAGATAGCCACGGCAGTACCACCCTGAATAAGAGTCTTAGTATCCATCTCACCAAGTTTCTGAATAGTCTTAGTGATACCAGAAATCGCTTTAGCTACAGTTAAGAATGTTAAAACTGAAGACATTTTGACGTTTTCCATCTTACTTGTCTGCCAGATAATGAGGGTTAGGCCACCGATTATAACAGCGATACTAGCTAAGCCTTTTGAAAGAGACCCTAAGTCCATTTGGCCTAATTTAACAACTTCTTTAGCTACCTTCTTAACAGCATAGGCTATACCAATGAAAGTTAAAAGACTTACGGAGATTTTTCTCATCTCTGAAGATTTTGTACCGCCAGCACCTTGGAACCTAGTCATAGCGACGGTTATAGCACCAAGTACAGTAAGCAGTATGGTTGCGGCAAAGCCTCCTTTAAGTAATGCTCCTGTATCCATATGTCCTAGAATAGACACTGCGCCTGAAACTAAGAATATAGAACCTGCTATTGCTAGCATACCGAGCATCATCTTCTTAGCACCCTCAACTTTTTCCTTATCGAACTTACTAGTTGTTATCGATAATGTCAAGTAAAACGCTTCAAATGCCACCAATACGGCAGCGAGACCCAAAACACCAGTTATCAACTTATCTTGTGGGATAAATGATAGGACTAGGAGTGCCGCAGTAAGAGTACCGATAGCTAATGCAAACGATTTAATATTCTCGAAACGAGCTTTAGCTTTAAAGAACCCACCCATTTGAGTGAATAAACCTTTAGCCGCATCAAGCGCACCTTTACTTCCTTTGGTTAGAGTATCGAAGAATGTGGCAAATACCTCTTTAATACCTAATACTTTCTTACGAGTATTCCAAAGGAGCATGATACCACCAACAATAACAAAAATCTTACCTAGTTGTTCAGAGTCTGTCTGCTGTAGTGGTTTGAATGCTTCACCTAATACGAAGCTAATCTTCTTAAGTAATTCGCCGACTGTACCGAATAGACTAGTAGCCTTAGTATTAACGTTGCCAAGTTTATTATCGACATCGCCAAGTTTGTTACTTAGGGTATCAAGTTTAGTTAAACCATAATCTTCGGCAGTCATTTCATCGGCACTAGCAGAATGCACTTTAAAGATCTCTTTAAATCCGTCCCAAAGACTCTTAAGTGCTTCTTTGAGTTTCTCAAATACCTTATGGATAGCATCACCAACAGTTTGAATGGTTGATCCAAATGAACTAAAGTCTAGTTTAGCACCACTAAAGGCCGAACCAAATACAGATATGAATTGTCGTAATGTAGAACCTAATCGGTCAAACGCATTTCGTAAACCTGTAGGTAATGAATTGAAGAAGTCTCCAAACCACGGCCCTACATTTGTACGTAACCAGTCCATAGTAGCGGCAAACCCGTGTTTAATACCATCCCCGATAGTAGTTAAAGTTGGCCCAGACGCAGTCTTCTTGAGACCTTCCCAGAACCCATTAAACCAACCTTTAAAGGTATTTAAAGTTCCTTTATAGCTACTGAAGTCGACTTTGGAGTTCTTAAGTTCATTACGAATATTACCGAAGGCCTCTTTAATAACCATACCACCCGCAGCGAATGGGGCGAATGCAATACGGAAACCAGATAGTTCACTAGCCCATTTACGGAAACCGTCAACAGACTTAACAATACCTGGAACCACGCCTTCTGAGAAGTTCTCATGGATAGCCTTAGCAGCATCACCTAAAGGTTTGGTAATGCCGCTTAAATCGAGTTTACCAAAGCTAAGGTCAGAAAACTTATCTTTAAGCCATTTAAGAGCTTCACCGAGTTTATCGACAACTGGTTTCAAGAAACTTAATGAGAATTTAACCTTCTCTAGTTTATCAGCATACACATCAAGTGTAGGCCACTTACGACGAATAACATCTGCGAAACCTTTGAATGAGAATGTAGTAGTTTCTAACCATTTTGATAAATTCTGGGTTCCGCCGATCATAGCGCCGAATGGGTTACCTGCGAATGAAGCCAAGCCTGCCTTAAGTCCTGACATATCAGGCATCTTAAATGAGAAACCGCTGAATACGTTCTTAAGTTGTGGTGGAATTAGTTTATCCCACTTAACTACACTCATGAACTGTTTCCATGTAAGGATTTCACGTTTTAGAACTCCGTCCATAGCCTCATTGAGACTTGCCCAGAATTGCTTATATGAAACCTTAATGCGACCCGTTTCATTGGCCCAATTATGACGAATATTAAATAGCGCTGTACGGAGACTATGCCCCATACGACCAGCCCAGTGATCCATCTTACCAGTTGCGTCATTGAAATGTGAGAACCCAACAAGGAATTTACCTAGAGCTTTACCGAAGATAGGGAAACGTTGTGTAGCGCTACCTACGAAGAAAAGCCATTCATTGAATTTTCTAGTGTTACTTCCAAGAGCATCTCCTAAAGTAGTGAATGGATTTGTAATTTTAGAAATAAGTCCATGTAGGGATTGCTTGAGTCTATCAATAGACGGTGTTAGGAATTTGATAACCTGCCATAGTTTACTAAACCAGGCAACTATCTTATCGAATCCTGGAGGTATCTTACCAAAGAAGTCATACCACTTCTCTGAGAATGAAGCTAGACTATTGTGTAGTTTATCCCATAAGCCAGTCCATACATCTCCGATAAATTTAAATATTCCACCAATCTTATCAAATGGAATAATTAACTCTAAGATCTTCGAAATCATATGAACCGCAGTATAGAAAACCTTAGCGATCATACCCGCTATAATGATTAAGTCTTTAACCAGGTGATTAGGAATAAGGGCACCTAAGAACTTAAGTTTTGTAAATACTTCGGCTGTCACCACCTTTAGACTTTGAAAGACTAGAATGAAAATATGATGGAATGCATCAAGTTCGGCTTTACCTAATCGAATCTTATCAGCAAATTTACTAATACCATTCGATAGACCTTCCATCATCTTAGATCCTAGGTTTCCACCGAAGACATGTGTAAATGCAGTACCAAATGAGTTAAAGATACCGCCAATACTACTAAATGCCGACTCTAAGGCTTTAACAATATTGTTACGTCCACCGAATTCGACAAACGCCTTAGCTAAATCATTAGCTTTCATACCAACAGCGCCCATAGCGTTTGCTGCGATATTACCCCATTTAGTCCAGAAGGCAGTTACTTCATCACTACCTGCTTGACCAATAAGTGTTTCCCAGAAACGAGCCCAGGCTGAGGTGACCTGATCTGATACGGCCTCGGCAACTTCACCAAATGTGTGAAATTCTGCAGCCATTTTGACTAAAGTCTCATCATTGGCAAGCTTCTCCAATGACTTGATCAAGACTTCATTAGTCAACCAACCATCTTTAAGAGATCCCCGGAAACCTTCCGACATGTCGATATTAATACCCATTTGAGTAGCTGTATCGACCAAGATATCTTTAAAGCGCTTAGTTGCCATACCCGCGTTTTCCACAGACATCCAGTTCTGAGTATTCATCATACCCATTTGTAATGCCTGTTGTACCCCAAATTGGAGTGAGCGGTTAAATCCATCAGTTGTAGCACCGGCAGATGCTGCCAAGTTACCCCAACCTTTAAGCGCAGTAGTCGCTTCATTAAGACCGACCCCAGCATTTACGAATTGTGCCAAGGAGCCATGCATCTGTTTAACAGAGTATTTGGTTGTCTCAGCGTACTTCTGTAAATCATCCAACGAGTTTGTGATGTTACCCATTTCTGATTTACCAAGTGCGGCAACCAACATGTTTACGGAGTTGATCTTATCTTCAAACTGTCCAAACCCTGCTTTTAAAGGCATGATCGAATGAAGAATATTCCCTCCGATGTTCTTAGCGATAGACAATCCAGTAGTAATAGCAGATGCTGCAATATTACCCAGAGCCACGGTTGCTACAGATTGTAACATCCCGAATTTGCCTGAACTGCTCGTAACGCCGTCTTGAATTTTACTTAATCCATCTGCAACTCCTTTAGTACCAGAACTAAAAGGAGATACAAAGTTGAACATACTAGAAACTAGTTTACCTACAGAGCCAGTAGTTCCACCAATAGCAGAGGTAATCTTATCGAATACGCCCAAATATGCATTACCCAGCTTTGGGGCTGAGTTAAGCAATCCGGTAATGGCATTAGATAAGGATTTAGCAGATTTCTCGCTATTTCCGAATAACCCACTTTTACCATCTGCTGCTTGTTTGAGTCCTTTATCTAAATCTGATAGAGAAGACAGGGACTCTTTTAATCCTTGTTTGAACTGCTCATTATCAATACCTAGTTTGATAAGGCGTTCTTCGATTACCTGTTTACTCAATTATATTCTCCACCTCCCTCAGTATCTCATCTACTACAGAATCAACAATGGGAGTAACAAAATTGTTAGCAGGGACATAACCACCGGTACCGGTACCATGCCCGTTTACAATAAGGACTACCAATGGGGTACCATCCGAAATCTTATTAGAGTTAGAATAGTACAAAGTATAACCATTTTGATTTTTTTCGACTTCCATGTCCCATGACGATCTAGTCTTACCTGAACGAGATGGGGTGGCGTTAATAAGACGCCCAAGTCCCTTATGCCCGATAGATGACATAGAACCTTTAATACTGGATAAAGTAGAGGCTTTGCTTAAGGCTTTAGATAATCCGGTTTTAACCTTAACGGAGGTTACCTTTAGACGCATTTAACTTCTCCTTCTTCATCTGTTCAATTTGCGCCAAGCGCTTAGCATTAAGATCTTCATATGTACGAAGTGTCTCTGCTTTAGACATCTTCTTCTTATCAGGGTTATTCAACTCACTAATAACGGCCAACATAGTTAATAGTCTATGTAGGTTCCAGTTTTCACATTCAAAAGGAACTCTCGCATTAGCCATACAGGCGTAGATTACTTCTGAGGTTTGTATCATGCCGGCTGAAGAGGTGTTGGTATCATCTCCTCTTTTAGTGATAGTCGTCGCAGTAGGAACATCATTTAGATACATTCCTAGTTGTGTAACAACTTCACTTGTCAAATCATCATAAGTAATCTCATCTTGACACATAAGAATAAAGTAGTCAAAGAGTTCTGCAGTGGTCTTTTCCTCTCGAGTTAAAAAAGGCTTGCGATATAGAGACTCCCATTCGGCTAATACTTTTAGCGTATTCTCAAAGTGCAAACGTCGACCCGGTATAGTTATAAATTGGTTGGTCTCCTCGTTATAATACTCCCTATCAGGGGTATCTATAATTAACATACCGACCTCCTACGAGATAAAAATAAAAGAGGGGCGTAAAAAATTACCCCCTCATCTATACATTATTTTTTCTTGATTTTAGAAACCTTTTCAGGAACAGTTCCTTTAGTTGGGTTTCCAACGATAGCCGTGAAGAATTTGGCTGTATTACCTTCAGAACCATCACCTTCGTCTTCAGTTACATCCAACATCATTTGTACAAACAAAGCTGAGTACGCTTCTGAGTTAACAAAGTCTTCCTGAAGTTTCTTATCTTTACGGAAAGTACGTCCATCTTCTGAGCGCTCACCATAAGCCTGTTTAAGAATTCCTTCGATGAAGTCGAAGATCTCGTCAATGTCTTCACGAGCCATTACTTCTTTGATGTAGTCTTCCCAGTCCATCTTAGCGCGTCCTAGAATACGAACAACTTCGTCGTTACGTAAGTGGAACCATAAATCTTCGGTTACTTCCTCGCCAGTTAGCAAGTTGTTATAAGTTACTGTTCTTGAAATCATTTCTATACTCCTTTAATGTATATATTTAATCCATTTTGAATTTTCGGTACCAGCATGACCTTAGCTGTCCAACCCCTATCCCGTACCGTTAATTAGTTAGTTACCCTGCAACCAATCCAAGAAGAGTAAATACTTCTTCTGGTTTTGGAAGAGTTGGTTCTGAATCGGCAGATCCATAAAGTTTCTTCTCAAGAGCTGCAAGTTTATCTTTATCAACCAAAGTACTGTTGATTTCGATGTGTGCAGTTGGTTTCATACCTGGTACAGCAACTGGTACTGTTTCGAAGTCCCAAGAGAACTCAAGAGCATCTGGACTTTCGTTAATTGTTTGGTATTCTTTACTTGATACACCAGCAGATGCAGAGTAAACAAGGTGAAGAATATAACCGTAGTCCAAACCTTCAGTATCGTTACCAATACGAGTACGGTAAGAAAGACCGAAGTTAGAACGTGCTTGACCAGATACTGTTACACCAGCAAGTTCTTTCTTAGCCCCTGAATCGCTAGTCATAGGTGAAAGTTTACCTTGACATTTATTCCACGCTTGTGGATATGTGAAGGCAGAGATTTGACCTTTGAAACGTTCGTCTGAACGCAAGTTAAGATATTTCTTGTTGTTTGCGTATTTCGCAGTAGCTTCGGCACCTTCAGGTGATTCAGATACTTTAGTCAAACCGTCCCAAGCAACACCTTTACCGTATTCACCAGTGCTTCCGATAACGTAAAGGACTCCATTATCAACCCCGTTCTCAAAGAGACGTTTAGTATCCTGATCCCAAACTAATTGTGTCATTTATAGATTTCCTCCAATATTTAAGCTTCTGAGAATTCACCAAACGCATTGATACGTTCGCCATTCTCAACATTACCACAAGCAACATAACGTCGCTCACCGCTAGTTGCCCCGATATAAGACAACCAACGATACCCGTCAGCATCCATCCATTGGTCATAGATAAATGTTTGTTCAGGTGTGTATAGATCAACAATTTCCGCAGATAGATGCGGAGCCTTACGGACGTTAAGCCCAGCAACCTTAACTGTAAAACGAGCAACCTCTTCATGAGTTACTACTTCATCAGCAGGAGTCTCAGGTTGAGGAGCAATGACAGGTTCTGGTTGAGGTTCGTCATTGTAAGGTGGATAGAACCATCCGACAATACCCGTAAAGTCACGAGTATGGTATCGAGCAGGACCTCCGACATAAAGCGAGTCAAAGTTCCCATCGATGTTCTGTTCAATAGTACTAATAGTGTACCCGTCAGAGTCTTCAATAACGAGACCAGTGTGACCATAGTTATGGTCGGTAGTGGCCATTACAAAGATAGCCCCTGCACGTGGGTTTACACCAATAGCATCGTACACAACTTCGTAACCATTGTCACGAGCTGAGTCGAGCAAGTCAATAGCATTACCCCATAGGATTTTACCGAAGTAAATCTGAGAAATACTATTTGGCAAGTCAACACATTGTGTACCGTATGCTCCGTCGGCATCAGTACCGATACCTTGATCGGCCAATGAACGGGCATAGTTAATTACTTCTTGTACTGTTGCCATGTTCTTCCTTTCTATGCATAGACGATAAATACTTTATGATACAACCCATTGTATTTATACTCCGTACGAAATGTAGAATGATTAAATAAATTCATAACCTTCAAGAAAATATCGTCACCTTCCTCTTTAGAAATATACACTACTTTATAAGCAACATTCACATTATAAATATTGTTATTTGCCTTAAGGATCTCAATATCTTCACGAGTAACCACACAAGCAGGATACTTAAGTACAACACTGTCAGGTGGCGTGAAATAGATATTAGGTGTGACATTATCCTTGAGTTTTCTAAGAACCGTCTCTCTACTCTTCATACAATCACCTACAATTCATCCCATCCTGCTTGAGGTGGGTCAGATGAGTCAGGCGGTGAAGCTCCTGGACTAGTACTGATAGCCGAACCACCCTCACTGATTGTAGTATTAGGGCTACATGCACCATTTATGTGCGCTTTAATAAAATCAATAAGCTTACTATACTTTGTACCGTCCCAGATTGTAATATCTTCACCCGAAAACACCAAAGTACCAGGAGTAGGATCATAAAATGAGAGCCCTTCCTGAACATTAAGTTTTTTGAATGCTTTAATTAACGAATCACTGTCAGATTCTTGAGAGGGTTTTTTAATAAACTCAAGAAGATCGAGATACTTCTCGCCATCCCAGACTTGAATAATCCCATCCAAAAGTACTAAATCACCAAGGGTATGGGGGTCGTCAGACAACTCCTTGACATTAAGTTTGTTGTATGCGTCAAGTTTTAAATCATTTTGAGTTTTTTGAGAAGCTTCTTTAACAATCCGCTCAAGCTCGCCTTTTAGTTCAGATAGCTCGATATCATCAATAGTGATAGCGGCTCTAGGAGGATATGGACGAACCTTATCAACCTTATAGATCGTACCCATATACACAATATGTGTAATACGACTCAATCGATCATCTGGACTATTCGGAAGTAGTGTATCAAATATAAGAGTAGTCTTAGTATTCTGATTGATACTATTACCGTCGTCTATGTTAAATGACTTAGAGGTTATGCGAGCCGTTAGCAATGGGGAGACGGTATATTTATACCGATAATCCCCAATCGCAACTTCCTCCGTGTCTTTGGAACGGAAGATAACCCTAATTCCAGCTTTTGTCATTATATTACCTTCCTACCTTCCAAGGCTATTCAGCTTTTTTAGGTTTCTTTTGTTTAGGAGTGGTTTCTACATCACCGAGTTTCTTTTCGTCCTCAGTCATAGCGATACCGTTAACTGCTGCGTCGTAATCTACGGCTTTAGCGCCTACACCTTTAACTTCAGTTGGGTCTGTTTGTACAGTCCAAGTTGGTTTAGTCTTAAGACCAGTAGAATCGAACTTAGTAACATCTTCAGAAACTTCAGCTTTACCTGTTACAGTAACAACGATAAATGACTTAGGTGTACGAATAGCACCAGACATACGGGCGTGCATCAAGTATTTATGTTGCATGAAGTCGATATCGAAGCTATCGAATGTAGCGATTTCACCGTTCTTAGACATACCGAATTGATAGTCTACAAGGTTACCGATGATGAATGTTCCTTGAGGAAGCGCACGGTATTCAACAACTTCATCACACATGAAGTATGCTGCAATGTTTGCATTACCAGGTACTTGGTTGTTATCCATAGAAGGTGCATACAAGTAGCGACCGTTCTTATCTTTAAGAGTCTTCAACTTAGCCAAGTCAAATGGGTTGATGTAAAGAGATGGTTTACCAGAACCTTGGTAAGCAGGGAATGCTTTACCGATTACTTCATCAACTGCAGTTTCAAATGAAGTAGCAGTTACTTTAATAGTAAACAATGGATCATCTTTGATGATAGGGCGAATATGTTTTTCGCTGATCTTTTCTGGGTTACGTTTACCGTCAGCAAGTGTCAATGGACGTCCATCAGACAAAAATGCTGCTTTAACGATTTCTTCTTTGAACTTAGCCATTTGAACTTGTTGGATAAAGTTAACAGCTGCAAATCCACCGTCTTGCAAGTCAATCAAGTCATCATGGTCGATTGTTTCGCGACGAGTAACAGAACCTGGAGTAGTTTCACGGAAGTAAACTTCTTCGATAGAGTCAAGAGTTTGATTACCTTTAATGTATCCACGAGCACGAGCTTCGTCTTCTGTAAGATTAGCAAACATGTTCTTAACGCGAGGAAGTGGAGACTTACCGAATTGTCCCATGATCTTGTCGATGTTAAGAGACCCTGGGTTGTAGACGTTAATTCCACCAGCATTAGCAGGTTGTGGGAACAATGTTTCCATACCTACCAAACCGTGTTGAAGTGAGTCTTCACCGAGGATATCGTTAGCGCGCAATACACCAGCAAATGATGTAGCGTTACCTTGGATAGCGCTATGGAGCAACTTATCAAGTTCTTTTTCTGTTACTTCGCCTTGAGTAGTTCCTTGGAATTGATTGTGTTTCAAAGTTTCTTCTCCTTCAAAGATAGAATGTGCGACAGCGTCGCTAGATTCAGATTCACCAGCGTCTTCGCTAGTTTCAGATGTTGAGTCAGCTTCAGTAGTTTCGACGTTTTCATCCAAACCGTTGATTTCTAACTCATTTTGAGTTTTTTCTTCATCACCTTCTGCTTCTTCCGCCTCAAGAGCGTTAGAGACATCAGTAATGACACCTTGGACGAGGGCTTCTACTTCTTCGTCAGTAAGACCCTCTAGAATTTCTTCGTATGAACGAGACATTTGTCCCTCCTTTTGTTCTTCCTCTTCTTCCTCTACATCTGCAGAATGAAGAAGTTCCTGCGTGATACCAGTGAAAATGGTAGCACGGTCGCTTTCGTACTCTTCAGTCCCGTAAGCGCTATGGAGCATAACATGTTCGATAACCGCACCAGGATTAGCACCTTTAAGAACTAGACTTACTTCATAGATTTCACCATAAATTACATCATTACCGTTCTTACGGATACCTCGGGCCCCAATAGACATAGCGTTAACATCGCCATGTTTAAGAAGGACTCGTGTGTCTTGTGCATGCTCGGTATCGTTAAGATAGCCGTAACCGTAGACACCCTGATCTCGGTGTTCGAGTATCATATACCCCAACACGTTTGAAGGACTGGAGTAGTCATGTTGCCACACAATAGGAACTTGACCGCCATGGTTCTGGCGAAAGGCATCATGACGAATTGTCACACCATCGCTACAACGAATGTCGTTCTTAGTAACCCATCCGGCGAAGTCGGGCTTCTTATGCAACTACATTTTCCTCCATAAATTATTATACATCCAAGCGATTACCATACTCATCTACGGGATTGCCGTCAGCATCGACGTACCCACCGTAGCCATCGTCGTAGATTTCTGGCGTTTCATCTTGGGTTGTACCATTTCTATAACCTCCCATACCAACTAAGTCAGTACCTGTAGAGATGTTCTTATTAAAGAGCATATCTGCGATTTGACTTGGGTGAGGGGCGCGACCAAGCATTGCACGAATTTCATTCGAGGTGAAGATTGCGTTTCGAGCAAAGAGGTCTGCCGCAGTACCTAGCTGTTCAACTGGTAACATACGGAATGGGTCACGATAATACTGAATTATCTGACCTTGTGTACGTGCTGTCTTCGTAAGGAATACGCGGTTGATACCATCGACAATAGTCTGTAGAACAGGGTCTACTGCACGATGATAGTATAGATTTAATTCGGCCTGATCAGCAGTACCGTCAAGAATTTTAGAGGAGATACCAACTTGATTATAGTAGTCTTGTTTTAGCTTACGAATGTCGTCAACTAAATTATTGGTAATGTTACCTCCGGTATGAATGAATTTCTCATTCGCATCCAAAGTAGCAATACCAAACTGACTATTAGCAAGTTCAGCTTCAAGCTGGTTTTTACGATCAGCAGCTTGTTCTCTACGAAGGGCACTCTTAGTAGCATAAGGGACTTGAATAAAACCATTCAGTTTCCCTGCGGCAATCGCCTTGTCCTGTGAATACATTAAATCCATCTTCTGCTCAAGAAGCCTGAGCGTAGAATTCTGGTCTTTAAGCAGGCCAATTAGTGGCGACTCTAAGATCACAATGGACTGTTTCGACAACGTTAAGTCTTGTTCTAAACCATTTTGATCATTATAGACTCTGACACGAACAGCGCGAGGATACCATTGCATGATCTTACCTACACGCATTGAAAGAATGTCATATGAGCCATCATCATTAGGTTTGGACGTTGTGTCGACGGGGACAAGTGCTACTGTACCTTCTTCAAGCAATGACCAGGCAACGTCATAAATAAATGCACGGCCTGTTTGGTCAATGTTGGCAGATAAAGTTAAGCAGTTGATCAGACCCGAGTCCACAGGGGTCTGACTACCGTCTTCAGGATTGATTTTCAAATGTTTGAAATCAACCATTGCTACGTCAAGAGCAATCATAGAAATAATACTATTAACCAAATCCTGACGTCTAAATGTGTAACCACGAAGCGCACTTGCTGGTCGTCCCCAACCAGAGCCGGAAACTAATGACTCATCATAGTCGAGCCCGTTTCGGGTTGACATGAATGCGTTCCATGATCCTAAGGGGTTGTTTACCATCCTACAAGAATGCCTCCTTATTACGTTTATAGGCTACCCAAGCATCCATCAAGGCTGCCACGTTATCGATCTTTTCATCGCTACGCATTTTGGATAGTTTATAGTTACCGTTGTTGTCTTGTACTACAACAGCGTTACCCATAGCATACTTCATAAGTTCCTCAAAGAAAATGAGGTCACGAGAAGTCGCCATGTTCTTAAGTTCTCCAAGAGGTACTGACTCTGTCTTAGAACCTTGACGTACAACTTCGACACCGACGTCTCCGTTTTCCATACTCCAACGTTCAACAAACTCTTTAGCGTTATATGGGTCATAACCAAATGAGATTACAGACCATTCCATTTCCTCAATGTAAGCGGAGACATCTTCATACACGAATTCCCAATCCAAGTAGTTCCCAGGCATGATGATTAAAGTACCTTCTGCCTGTAATTGGTCATACTTAGCTTGAGTCGCCGAGTTAAGTCGCCTATACTTCACTTCCGAAACATACGAACGAGTCTGTACACCATAACGTCCCCGCCCCAAAGGTATTATCCAGGTGAATGCCCAGAAGTCATCCCCTTGAGAGGCGTCCATACCCATAGATACTTCAAGGCCTCTAAAGTTCTGAGGTCGGTGTAAAGCCGTTTCCTCAAACGTAAAGAAGTATGTTGTACCTTCAACAGGTATCCCAAACCGCTTAGCAAGAATATCATTTCTGTTCGCAGGAGAGAACTCTGCCCGTCGAACGTCACGTTGGTATGCCTCATACGACACAGTTATACCAATATTAGGACAAGCTTTCATCCACATATCAGGGTTTCCGACCTCGGCGATATCATCAAGTCGATAGTACCAGATAGATGTATGTGGGTCTTCATATTGACCACGCAAGATATCTAGTAACTCTTTCTTGATTGAGTCACCAACCGAGTCACGAACTGTACCTTCGGAAGATACAGCTAGAATAATATAGTCATCAATACCATCTTTTGAGGCAGACTGCTCCAAGGCACCAATAACATCCTCTTTGATGTCACCAGATAACCACTCATCGACAGATGCATATTTAGCACGAGAACCTTGAAGTTTCTTAACAGACATAGGTTTAACCTCTAAAAGAGAGTTAGTTAATCGGTTAAGGATGCCTTCTTTGGTAATCGCCAACTGAGCTTGTGACTTCTGAGTTCGAGCTTTATTAGAACCTTTGGTAAGCACTCTAAATAGAGGGAACCCTTCTGAAGCACTAGCTGCACGAGTTATAGCGGTAGCAAAAGGATAAAGTACCTCTTCTGCTTGCGCCATAGTCGGAGCGGTCGTTACCTGTTGTGTTGAGTTCGTGTCAATAACCAAACCATAAGCATGGTGTAAAGTAGCATACAATGATTTAGCATTACCACGAGCCACAATCAGATATTGTTTATTACGCAATCTGCGTTTTTGTCGAACTATTTTGAAATTTCCGGTCTTTGGGTCATAAACCTTCTCTTCCCTGATTTCAAACCAAGCAAGTAAGTCTTCGGCCCAGAGTCGGAAAGACGGTAGTAGCGTTAACGGACTACCATCAACAAGAGTCATCTCATTCTCACAGAAGTCGATAAACCCTTTAATAGCATCGCTGTCATAGTAATAGTTTGGATTAGCGATATCCGCATCGATCCGATTCATTTGCATCGAGATTTCACGGTTTACAGGAATTTCTCCTCGCAATACAGCCTCTCGAAATCTACCGTACTCGACGGGAACCGCAGTGTTGCTAAATACCACTGGTTGCTCCTTTTATTTCACAAGGTATTATTTTTTACGTCGATTCTTAACATCTTTAGCATGCGCCGCTGCCACATCTTTAGCATGTTTTTGACGTGCTTCAAGTACTTTACTGACTCTTCCATAAGCTTTTGCATTACGCATATAAGCATCATGATATTTCTGTTCAGACGGATCTATAGTCTTACCATTTCGAACACCACTCTTAATCTTACTAATATTATCGGCCATGTTCCGTTCGACTGTTTTCTTATCACGCGCAGCGTCTTCGACATGTTTATCAATAGCTTTCTTATCAACAGCATATACAAGGTCTTCAGCAAGATGATCTCCTGCTTCAGCTAGTGGATTTTTACGCTTCTTCCACTTCATACCTTTCTTGCCGTATTGAAGAAGTGTTTCTTCATTTGACGGAATATAAACCCCATCTAAAGTCCCACCTACCGCATAATGTTTCATAAGTTCCTTAGCCTTTCTAATCGTTTCAGGAATATATACATCTACCCCAGCCACATTGACTGATTGGAATAGTTTGCTAGTATCCACACTTACCTTATCATCAAACTTTGTAAACGTAAGCGGTACATCCTTAAACGCTTTTGCCATACCTTTACGGTACTCGAAATCTTTAATAGCCTTCGCTAGTTCTTTCTCCTGTTTTACAGGGTCGAACTTCTTAGCGACAGATTGATTAGGCCATTTTGAGTAAACATCAAGAGCAGCAGAAGCAGCTTTAGCAGCAAACTGTAGTCGTGCTTGTTGACGTTTCTTCTTGGCTTCGGCACGAGCAATAGCCGGTGCTTCAGCAAGCTTTTTAAGCTTTTGTTCAGTCTCAATACGAGACACTTTATCTTTCAACACTTTAGTCGAAACTCGGTCGCGGTTACGATATAGATTTAATACAGCGAGTTCACGCTCATGTTCACTTAGACCGCCTTCCAGTCTACGACGTCGTCTAGAACTAAATGCTGAGGCGCGACTTCGACCGAATATATGCTGCCCCCACTTCATACCCTTACGGCCAGAGTGGAGCAACTTATCGTCGTCATACGTCGTGTTTGACATACTCTACCTCCCATCTAGCCCGAGTAAGATTTTCATCTCGAGCTTCTTTTAGTGCGGTCAAGACTGATGCTTGCGGTGGATCATATGCGATAATTGTACTGATACCAACGTAAGCTTTTGCAAAGGACTCATTCTCGAGGCGGCGCTTAATCCCCTCTTCAAGATCCAAGTGACCATAGAAGAAATCGGCCCATGTTAGATTAGGCTCAGCTAATACACTACATGCATGTCCAATACCGTTTTGGACTAACACACCCAAAGCCGAATCGATAGCAATACTGATTTGAGTATTAACTACACGATTGGTTGTTGGATCTGGATCATGTACTACCCCGACGAAGTTGAGCACATCTTCATAGATTGTTTGCATTACTCATCCTCACCATAGTTTTGTGTCACCCGGTTTACGTTCCACCCACTGTTGATACTCCTTCTGATCGTAGTGAATACGTTTATGGGTATAGTCTGAGACCGTGATAAGTCCGTCAGGATCGAAACAATTCTCGGTCAAGTTCTCGATGTCTTCTTTCGTTAAAGGATTCATATGATGGACGGTTATAGGGCCGTCGACATAAAGTCCTCTAACGCCCAAGTCTTGTCCAAGGTCACGTCGAATAATTTCTTTTCGACATTGCAACCAAGCTCTGGACTTATAGAACCGGTTTGAAATATCTCGAGGCGCTTCGTGTTGTACTCCACGCAAACGAAGATACTCAAGTCGTTCTGTATAAGACTCAAGTTTAGACATCTCTGTATAGGTCAATCTACTTTTCATAGAAAGTACCTTCGATAATCTCCTCTGGTTTACCAGCGTAACCCTGGAATGCTTTGTGTGCTTCCTTGAAGTCAAGTTCTGCTTGTTGGTCACTGCGAATTAAATCGATACGTGCTTGCAATAACTCTGCTTGTAGTTCAAGTTGTTTACGCTCAAGACGAGCTTTAGGGCTGGCTTGGTTCAACCAGTATACGATCTCCGAAGCCGAAGCAGTTCCTTCCTGAAGACGTTTTTCTGATAGCTCCATCGCAAGTGCCATCATTTGCATTTCACGCTGTTCAGGCGAACGTGCAGGTTTGTAGGCCCGTTGAGGAGTATCATAATTGACGACTTCATTTGTCATAACTATTCAGCCTCTTTCTTAGTTTTAGTTTTTGTTAGATCGGGTTCAATGATGTACGGTTGGTTCATCACGTATCCGTCTTCTACTTTTACCCATTCAGATCCTACCTCAAGTACGATAAGGCGCTCACCAAACTCGGCTAAGCGAACCACGTTCTCTTCAGTCTGTTCAGGATGTTTACGAACAAAGACTCCGGCAGGAGCAACAACTTTATAAGTAGTTTTTGTAGCTGCCATGACACTTTTCCTTTCTTTAATAATCTTTTCGAGTTCTTCCTAACGGTTTTGGACTCGAATAGACCGACTTTAGTCGACTTCTAATCAAACCCCAGTCCTGTCTAGAATCTAATCCGCCAGCTTACGTGTAAAAGGAGCAAACGCACGTAGGTGGTGAAGCTCGGTTCAGTAAGTCGGCCTGTTAGAATCCAAAAACATTTTGGAAAAAATCGCAACGGGGGAATTTTTGACACCACC